GAGATTGAGAAAGTGCCTTCGTTAAGAATAACCATGTAGAACTCACCAGTAAAAGAAGAAGCAGACTGATTTTTCATAGTTGCCTGAACCTGAATGGTGTATTGACCCTGACAACCAGGTGCTTCACTATCAAGAAGACCAATATCTTTACCGAACTCGGCACAGAAAACCGAACCACGATATTTGCTAAACTGCGACCAAGTCTGATTAAGACCGTTGCCTTTGGAAATGCGATATAAGTCCTGAGGAGTAGCAGACGAGAAAAGACCCGACTGATTGTTCCAAAGGATAGAAAGATTTTCCATAGAAAGGAAACTATCGGCAGTATTCTGTGTAGAAGTAGAACGCTGATGACGGCAGAAAAGATAAACCTTGCGAGGAACCTGCGAAAGTTTAATACTATCAGAAACAACCTGAACGGAAGAACCAGCAGTAAGGGCAGACATCTGCTTGATATATTCCTGTGTCTTTACGTAAGGAAGAACCTGTAACTGGGGAATGGGTTGAGTAAGGTCAGGGGTAATGAAAGTTGTGAGGAGTTCAGGTGCCTGATACATAGAAACCGACACAGAAGTAATAGCATTTCCTAAACTGGAATGTGACATAATCTGCGAAATGTTCTGTTTCCATCGCATATTGATATTCATCTGATTAACATTAACAAACCCTTCGTCCGCCATATGAAGACCAGTAAGGAAAGGAGAAAGGAAAAGAGGTTCGGTAATCACAACACGGAAACTGGTAGAAGAAAGCACTTCAACTGGGAAACCACCACGACCTTCTTCAACCGCCTGTTCTCCGTAGTTAGAAAGGGAGTTTTTGCCTGAACCATAAACCGAGTAATCGGAGTATTCCTGGTAGTTGTCAGGCATAGAAGGAGAAGTAGAAGTATCACCACGACGAGTTTCGGCATCGTTGCCGTAGCAAAGCATAGCGTGGATTTTATCCGCCATATTATCAGAAACAGTTTCGCCGTTAATCTGAACGGTTAGAACGTCCATAATGGAGGCAATAGGGAACTGACGAAGAGCATCATTAAGACCTAATTGAAGAGGCTGGTCGGTAGAAATCTCAAAGTAAGCACGAACCTTTAAGTTTCTATCCACGATGGTAGAAGTGGAAGGAGGATTGACAGTCCAAGATGCCTGAACTGGCGTAGCACCAGCACTACCCCAACTGTCAGCAGTATTAACCTGCTCGTTTACACGAAGACCGCCTTGAAGGACAATATGGTCTTTTTCAACATCTGCCTTAACATTAACACGAGGTTCTAAAACTTTAACGTTTTCAAGTGAAGTCATTATATATTATATATATATAAAATATTTTTATTTTTATTTATTTATATTTATTAAAATGTAAATAAAAAAATGAGATTTATATTCCTAAATAACTTATACAATATGTAAATCTTCTAAACGTTCTTCAATTCTATCATCAATAAAATTAGTTAGTAAATAATTTTCTTTTTTTCTAAATAGAAGTTTAATTGTCGCCGACTGTTCGCCCTGTAAATAATAAGGATAAACAATTCCAGTTTTAGAAACCCAATTAATAGTTAAATCAATTGTGCTAAATGGGTGTTTGCTTAATAAGTCAATATAGCGAAGCGGTCCTTGTGGAAAGAATTGTAAAAGACCGCCACCGCTAAAAGTATTTTCTTGTATAGGTTCAAAATCTGTTAAAGTATTTGTTGTGACATTTTTCTGTGCCCCTTCTAATTCACGATTAACAGGAATATTATTTGTAATAAATTGTATTTGTCTTAAATCTTGAATAGCAGAAATAGTTGCGAACTGTTGCGTAGATGTATAATAAGGAATAGTATTGTAAGTAATATTATTAGTAAATAAATCTTTTATAACAAACTCATAATTTAATTGTCCTTGTGATGGTGTTTCATAGTAAAAATCTTGAAATGTATTTATTTTTAAATAGAGTTCTTCATTCGCATAAACTCCTACACCATCTGTTAAATAAGATTGTGGAACATGTAAAGTCATTAAATTAGTTTCACTTGAAAAACTCATAAATGGAGGAACAGTAGAAGTAATAACATTTGCTCCGCTTAAATTGCTAAAAGCAGTAGCCCACGCCGTATTCATAAAATCAATAATATCTTGGATATTATAAACATATTTTTCATTATAAACGTTACTATTAGGCGTCCAAGTTAAATATTCAGTATATTCATTTGCTCCTATTTTTAAAGAAACAGAATATTTATTATCTTCAAAAACAATAAGAGGCACACTTGTCGTTGGAAGACTAAATCTAACAACTGCTACTTCATAATTACTTGGATTGTCTAAAATTGGTTGAACTCGTTTTACGCTAAATACTGCGTGTTTTCTTGTTTCTAAATCTGCCTGTATTCTTACGTTATAATAAATATGCGTTGCTTCTGATTGAGAACTCATTATATATAATATAATAATATTTTTATATTATCGTCGTTCCTCATCATCGTAGTTTATTGTATTAATTAAAATATCACTATTTGTTTTTCTAAAATGTATTTTAATCGTCATTTGGTTATTATATTCTAAATAAATTGGGAATAAATTGCCCTGCGTATCTTCCCATTGAACGACTAAATCAATTCGATGTAATGGATATGATGAGTTTAACTGATGATAGCGAACTGGTCCTAACGGAAAATATTGAATATCTGTTCTATCCCTGCTAAATCCAGCACAATCAAAATCAGTAATGACTTGTCTTGTTTCATTTGAAGAAGTTCCTAAAAGTTCAGGATTTACTGGGATTGAGTTTGTTTCAAAAACTAATTTATCAAAATCGCTAATTAATGATGTTGTTGTATATTTTTGCGACATTATAACTCCACCGCCACCATACGTGGTTTGATTTGATATTCTATTTTTAATTATTAATCTGTATTTTTCTTGTGTTTCTTGATATGATTGAAACACGGTTTGTGTATTTAAAACCCAGTTAAAATAAACTTTAACATTAGGGTCAGTATAACCATTTTCACAATATAAACTCATTATTCCAGTATTAGGTTCAATAGTCCATAATATTTCTTTTGTTGCTGGAAAAGTTGGTTCTGATAAAAGCATACTATCATGAAGGGTTTTTAAAGAACTATTCATATTATCTATCCACTGCTGATAAGACCATATTTGACCTATTGTATTAGGATAAAACGGAGTTCCATCAGTAGAATATGGAAGAAACGGAACGAACTCTTCAATTACAGTTCCATTAAACTCAATACCTATTTTATATTTATCATTTCTCCAATTTTGAATTGGAATACTATCAACTGGAACAGTAAATCTTACAACTGCTAATTCATATTCAGATGGATTTTTTAAAATAGGTTGAACTCGGTTTTCGTCAAACTGAAAAATACTTCTATCACCTGCTTTTGTAGTGATATTAAAATATATGTTATTTTGCTCGTCTGATGACATTATATATAATATAATAATATTTTATTATATATATTTTAATTTATTATTATTCCTAAATTATTCGTAAAATATTTTAATGTTTGGAAAATATAAATATGATGATTGGAAATTAACGAAAGTTGTTAAAGGATAAGCAAGATTATCACGCCTATCATTATAAAATAATCTTGTATTTGAACCGAAAACACATTTTATTCTTGGATATGATTGAGAACCACCAGCAAATTGCGTATCTCGGCAATTATAAATAATTATTAGATTTTTTGTATTATCAAAACCAGTATATGGCGTTTGTAAATCAAAACCACGCCACAATATATTAGGGTCTGCTGAAACTTTCACTATTGTCATATCTAAATTAACATCAGTCTGAACCGAATTAGTAATAGCATTATTATAGGTAGGGTCGGTTGATGATGTCCCATCAACTCTACAATTTTCAGGAAAAGATGTAAAACTTGCTGGAACTTGATATAAATATCTATCTGTTAAAAACTTTTCATATGTTCCATTTGTTAATAATTCTGTTTCAAACTCTATTCTTGTAATTGTTGCTCCATTCGGTATACCTGCTAATTGTGTAGGGGTTAAAAATATTCCACTATATGCGTTGTCATAATAATATGAGATTGGAGCATCACGAAAATTAGCAGTTCCATTACCTATTTCAGTGTCGCCAGGTTGAATTGGATTTTCTAAACTATATGAGTTTAAAACAAGGCAAGGCATTATATAATATACTTTTATAAAAAGTATTTAATTAAATTATTTTGATTTTGCTTTTTCTTTTTCTATTAACATTTGATAATATTCTACTAATTGTTTTGATTTTTCGTCATCAGGGTGTTTTTTTTGGCGGTCAAGTATTCCTCTTAAATTACTACGTAATTTTTCTAATCTTGTTGGTTTATTAAAAAATCCTAAAATACCACCACCTTTAACATCTTTTTTTTTATGTTTTTTTTCTAATTTAGACATTATCGCCTTAACCTGTTTGTATTCTGCTGTGTCTTTTTTTGGGATTTTATAAGTTCCTTTATTTTTAGTAGCGTTCCATTCTTTAACTGCTTCTAACCACAAGTTCATTATATATATATATACTTTTATAAAAAGGCGCAAATTGGCGGTTCGTGTATATATACTATAAGTAATAATACACCAACCGCCATTTTGCGCCTTTTTAAAAAGTATTACAAAAACAAATATATTTTTGCTAAATATAATATCTATATATAATATATAAATGAGTATAAATCACGTTATTGATAATAATGAACCCGAACAACTTAAAATCAATATTGAGTGTAAATCATTAACAGCAAGGGACGATTTAAACGTTATTTGCCTAAATAATGATGAAGTTAATTTAAAAATGCCTAATAAAGGTTCTAATGGTGACGTTCTTCAATCCACAGGTGCTGGAAGTGTATTTTGGGGAGCACCTACTGGTTCAAGCGGTGTTGCTTATCAGGGCATTGACCCTGTGCCTGTTGGAACACATTATAAAATATCAAATACTACTGGTTCAGAAGTAGTTGATAGTAAGTTATTTGAAACAACTACCGATTTATTTTTAACTAATCTAAAAATCACAGGTGCTGGTGAATATAATTCTACTATTATTAATAATGGAAATGTTGAAAGCACAGGAACAGCAGATTTAGATTTAACAGGTGCGTCAGGAACAATTCGTCTTCATGGAGAAACAAGTGCCGAAGATAATAAAATAATAAATTGCCTTGACCCTACCAACGCCCAAGATGTAGCAACAAAAAATTATGTTGATAATAACGCTGGAACAGGTATTTCATATAGCGGAGCACAACCTACTATTGTAGGTGAAATGTTGAAGTTTAGTTCTACCGATGGATTAAGCGTTGATAAATCGGTTATGGTAGAAACAGCCACAGACTTTAATTTAGGGAGTTTAGCAATTACAAATGTTGGAAATGTTGATGGTGTTGATTTATCGGCATTTAAATCAGCCTATGATAGTAATATTAATCAAGCGGTTAAGACAACTTCTAATGTTAGTTTTGCGTCAGTTACAACTCCTATAATTACTAATTTTGGAAACAATATGTTAGTTAATAATTTAGTTCTTGCCCCTACAAATATTTATGGAGGCGAAACAAGTGGGGGTGATTTAAACTTATATTCAAATGATACTGCGACACAGGGAACAATTAGATTACATAGTGAAATAAGTGCCGAAGATAATCAAATTATTAATTGTGCCGAACCTACAAATGCTACACACGTAGCAACTAAAAATTATGTTGATACTCAATTTTCGGCAATACCAACACAAACTTATGATTTAATTGTTCCTCTAACATCAGAAACAGGAGCAGTTAATTCAACAGGAATTAAATATACATTTTACACACCACGAACATTTAATTTACAAACGGTAAAAGCAAGTTTAACAACAGCACAAACAAGTGGAAATGCTATTACTATAAGTATTCAACGGGCAGGTGTTGAAGTATTAAATCCAACAAGTGGTTTAACATTCATAAATGGAAATACGCTTTCAAATCAACCTGGTTTTGTTTCAACTCCTACTATTTTTAGTTCTAATGATAAAATCACGTTTAATATAACACAAGTTGGTGATGGGACAGGTATTGGTCTTAAAATAACATTACTCGGCACTATTTAATCTTCTTTTACATCGTTTACTTCTTTTACTTCTTTTACTTTTTTTACTTTTTTTACTTTTTTGTCAATTTTGCGATATTTAGCATTCATACTCGCAGAATGTAAATATTTATCTTCAATTGCCTGTGCTTTCTTTTCTAATTCTTCAATCGTTGGTTGATTTTCACTAAAATGCGAAATTACAATATGCCGAATTAATGAAGAACTAATATTTTTTTCAGGATAATATTTGTGAAACAAACTATTAAAATATTTAGTCTGCGTGTTGCCGTTGATTGGGAGCATTCTATCCCGTTTACTTACAAGGAAATATTCAGATTTATTAAACTTGAACCATATTTTATATAAATTAATAAGATTTTTTGGAACATCATATTTTTTTGTCCCTATTTTTTTTGAGTTCTTAAAATTATTCAAAACAAATACCATCTTATTTTTAGGATACTTAATTAACCAATTATGTTTATTTTGTTCTTTTTCATTTAATTTCTCATATTTTTCTAAATCAATAACCTTTACTTCTGATAAATCATTTCTTATAGGAAACTCTAAATGTGATTTTAATAAAATAGCGTTTTGTAATTCTTCAAACTCATGCTTTTCTAATTTTTCTTTTGCTTTAAAACCTTTTACTTTTTTAACTAAATCATTCGCAATATCAACCATATCAGAATATTCAATCCAATTTTTTTCTTGTGTCGGTGTTTTTATCTGTTTCTTTAAAAAATCATTATATTCATCATTTAATTCTTTTAATTTTTTTTGATATTTATCTTTTAATTCTTCTTTACCTTTAAAGTTTTTGTCAGCATCTATCGCCACGATAATAGCAGTCAATTTATTTTTTTTAGTAGTTACTTTATCATGACCGTCTATATATTCTTCAATTTTGCCGAAGTTTTGAAGATATTTAGTATTTTTAGGAATACCTTTATTTCCTAAATTACTATATATTTTAGTTAATTGTTTATCATATGCTTTTACCGTATTATCGCAAATATTAGGGCGTTTTTCTTTAATTAAATCAATCAATACCATTTATAATTACTAAATATAATAATTTTAGATTAATTTATTTATTTTGTAATAATCTAAAAATAAAATATTTAGGAATAGTATAATGAGTATTAAACAAAATCAACATAACGAACACTATCATATTACAAATGAAGATGATTATAAAAATGTTGAGATAGTTGATGATGATATAGAGGAAATATCGTGTCAATTAGAACAATCGGTAGTAGATGAGGCAAATAATATCATTTCAACATTAGAAACAATTACAGCAGAATTACGAGATGTTAATCCAGCGGTAATTCAAGAAGCAGTTAATCAGTTTTTAACTATTGAAGATAAACACGAAATGATTGATTTATATTATAAATGTTTTGATAAATTACCAAACGATAATGAGATTAAACTTTATGTTCTTCAAATGTTTAATCAGTTATGTATTCCAATTACAAGATTGCCTGATTTAGTAGAAAAAAATGACGATGGAAACACTTATATAGAATAAAAATATTTATATAGTATAAATGGATAAAGTCAAAACTTTTCATAAGATTTATAAATATCAAAATCCTTCATTACCAATTATTATAAAAACTATTCTTGAAGAGGTAGATATATTAAATATCACAGGCGAAGAAAAAAAACGAATATCATTAGAATTAATTACTGAATGTATAAACACTTTGCCGTCAAATGATTATAAAATAGCATTATTATCATCTGTTGAAAGCGGTGTTATATCAGATATGATTGATATTATTATATTAGCAAGTAATAAAAAACTAAAATTAAATAAAAAAACATTAAGTAAAATGCTGATAAGTTATTTAAAATGTTGCGTGAGTATTTTAAGCAAAAAACAATAAAATTAATTAAGTTATATTATTAAAATTAAATTATATTAATAATGTAACATGCCGAAAGTTAAAAATCTAAAAGGTTATTATCACGATAAAATAAATTATAGATATACCGTTCAATTAAAAGATAATAATTTTACAAATAAAACGATTAAAAAATCATTTTGTTATAAGGACGATTATTTACATACACAATTAGAGGCAGAATGGTGGGCTAATAACCTCGCCGAACATTTATTACAAATGAGATTAACAAAAGAAAAACCATTAAAAGAATATTTAAATAATATAATATTTGAGGATAAAAGATGGAGTTTATGATTTAGCATTTTTTTAATTTATTTTATTACTATATTATATAATAACTAATGTCTGATTTTGATACAACCATTAATAAACTAATCAAAAAAGCACAAGATGATATAAAATTAGCAGAACAAATAAACAAAAAACAAAATAAATTAATAAAAAAATATCCGAGATATAAACAATTTAGTGTATCAAAATTACGAGAATTAGGTTTTCAATCAGCACCACTGACTTCTGACAGCGACGTAAAGAACTATAAAGAAGTAAGAGCAAAAAAAGAAATATTAATTAAAACGGTAAAAGAATATATTAGTAATTTTGAAAAAAACACAAATAATAAAAAAGCAGAATTAATAAAAAAAATAAAAGAAATTACAAACGACCCAACAGTCGTAATGTTTAAAAAACAGATTAAAAGTGATTTTAATGATTTATTTATTGAATATGAAAAACTAACAGGAAAAACCGCACGAAAGAAGGGACAAAAAAAAATAAAATATTACATACCTAACAAAATGTCATATCAACTTCCGAGTGGCATGGGTGTTGATTTGCGTTCGTTTAAAACTTACTGGGAAAATAAAGGATATACCGTAATAGAAAGAAAGGAAAAAACAGAAGAAACAAAAGAA